TATGATTATTGACTTTAGTCGGTTTACAAGGAATGCAAAAATATCTTATTAAGGCTTTACCGGTTGATAGCTTTCCTTTTTCTTTTAAATCAAGAGCTTTAGAAACTTTATCAAGGCTTAACGGAAGTCCGCAATACGCGGCTTTTACTGAAGAACACTCCCAGTGTTCTATGGGAATATTAAAACCATATTTTTTAAAACATATTCGCTCAAAATTTGCATTATGAGCGCATTTTATTATATCAGGGTTGTATAATGCTTTTATAAATTGATCTGGTATTTTTTCATTCTGAGCTAAGTCTACTATTTCAATTTGGTTATCATCAAAAGCATATGCAATCAATAGAATTTCAAAGCTATCCGATTCTGCGTATTTATAAACCCCTGTCTTCTTAATAGGTTCTTCGCTATACGTTTCAATATCTATGTGAAGTTTGTGCTGCATGAGTTTAGATAGTAGTAGCCTGGGTGGGATTCGAACCCACAACACACAGTTTAGAAAACTGTTGATCTATCCAATTGAACTACCAGGCTTAATAGCCCGACAATAGCCGGGCTAGATAAGAACAAAAATGAATGCTATTAGCTTAAGTTCATATTAAATCCCAGAAATTATCATTTACTATATCAACAAATTCACTTTCAATATTTGTTGAATTCTCTAAAAGATTCATAGTAATTGAAATTAAGGCGTTCATTTTAATAGCATCTTCATCCTGATTAATCGGATCACTGAAGTAATGGATCATCGTCATAATTATACTTTGATAAATCCACATCTTTAAAATCTTCTTCAGCTGAAGCGCCTCCCGATAATTTTTCTCCGTCCTCAAGTTTCATCAGGTTATTTAAACCGGCAGCGATACCCTTTTGCGGACCTAAACCATTTTTAGGAAATGGATAGAATGTAACAGACGCTAACCCATAACAACCAGAATAGAACTCTTCCATTAAATGGATCGGTTCTATTTTTCCATTTGTCACTTTAACGACATTCGGTTTAAACCCTGGATTTGCGTTTGCATTAAAAAAATACATACCGGCAAAAGCTTCGTCCTCTGGTTTTTCTACATCGCCATCTCTTAATGGAGTTTTAAGGGATTCTAATGATTTTCCTTTAAATATGTTTTTACCCTCTACGTATGCCGCTTTAATAGCCCTATCAATTTTAGACAGGGTTGCCTCATCCTTTTTTGAGACTAAAATACAAACACTGTATTTTGGGTCATCGCCTTCATTTACGGCACGGGGTTCAAAAACATTAACATAGGAAAAACGTACTTTTCCAGTAATAATCTTTGTTGAATTTGAATTTGTTGTCATTTTTATAGTGTTTATGGTTAAAAAAATTTCTTTATTTCTTCAGTTAAAATATCTCTACAAATATCCGCTGATTCTGCTAAAGATTTTGCTTTTTTACTAGCATTCACCTCAGAAACATAACCGGAATCAATAATATATGTAGCGTCAGCAATAGAAACATATTCAGCAACAAGGTAAGCTTTATCAAGATCAGCGACAGCATAATAGGCAATATGTCTGACAATATCAGTGATAGTTTTATAAGAGATAGCGTCAGAGTATATCCCACCCCTTATTTTTGTCTTTATTCTTACTTGTATCAAGTCTTTATAGAAAATCATACCGATCCCAAATTCGTATGCCGCCCGAATTACATCTATACTAAGCCTATCATCCGTTAAGCAAATAATATGACGTGCTATTTCCGCATTACATAAATACAGTTTTCTCTCATCCACACCTAATCTTGATGCGATCCATAGCATCCAGTCTCCACGATGACATGTTTCCCACGCGTCCTGCGTAGTTTTATGCCCAGCCCATTTTATAGCTTCTGGACCTGCTTTATAATTTTCTAAAACTTCTATTGCGGTTTTCATTTCTCTGAATTTAGTTGTTCAATTGTTTCTCTAAACTCCTCACCTGCGTTAATAGCAGGCCTCTTATCTGTTTCCGGTACTAAAGTAGGTTTACCAGGTGGTTTTAGCACCAAATCAGAAAGCTCCTTTTCAAAATTAGGTGCCCCCAATTTTTTTTCCACATCCGGGATACCTTTTAATTTAGTTATCATGAATTTGGAAATGTCATGATTTTTACTCAATACGTCGATAACTTTTTTCTCATCTGTCCATTTTCTAATACTCCGCCCTTCAACAAGTTTATAACCATTCCAGAATTTTCCCTTAAGGGCTTCATTAGTCATGTGTTCTGATATCGAAGCCGCCCAATCAATTAACATGGGTAATTGTTTATATACTTCCAATATCCTGCCATCCGACAATAAGTAGGGGTCTTTAAAGTCGTCTATTGCTAATTCTAAATTTTTATTTGCCATAGCCGAACACATGGCTTTAACTTTACACCATTTACAGTGATCCCCTACACATAAATCCCCTTCTCCTGTGATGGCTAATGATGCAGCAGGCTTAACGGTTATTTCCCCCCAATTTAACAGATCTTTTTTAGTGATACTCCATGAAGATTGATGCGAAAGCCTGGGCTGTATTATTGTAAGTATAACATAATCTATGTCATAGAGTATAGAATACATATTAATAATACCAAGAGCGTATAACATTAACTGAGTATTAAAATCTGCATCAACTTTAATCCCTTTACCGTATTTTAAGTCAATTACTTCAAGAGTTTTTTCTGAAACTATACCACAATCCAGAGTTCCAAATCCGCCCTGTACCAAATGAGAGAAATCAGCTTTTTCCTCTATCAATATCAATGGATTATCATATTTATGCGATGCGTCTGAAATGTACGACGTGTATTTCTTCACTTCAGTTTCCATTTCTTTAAGAAAATCAGAGTCACCATTAAAAAACTTTTTTACTTTTCTTTTTTGTCTTCTGATCTCTTTTTTATAGGCTTCGTCGCTAATCCGATTAAAAATTCCTAGAAGCTCTATTTCAGCGAATTCATGTGCTAGCGTACCCTCCTCAGCATAAATAGAGGTTTTTTCTACGGCCGATTCCTGAAATTTTTCTTCTAATCTTGCAGAAGGGGGACAGTTTATCCATCTCGCCGAACCTGATGCGGATAGCAAGGCATGTTTTCTCTCTACATGTTCCATTTTTATGAAAGTGCTTTTAGGAAATTATAAAAGTCAGGATATTTCGCGACATCTAAATTAGATACACCAGTGGCCCCAAGCTCGTGCAATCTTACCACGGCTTCCTCACGGTGCTTTTCAATTTTGGCTTTTAAAAGGATTCGTATATCATCGAGAGATGGAGCCCATTCTTTTTCTGTTTCGACCTGTGGTGCTGGTTCTGCCTCAGTTGTTGGTACTGGTTTTGCTTTGACCTGTGATGCCGGTTCTGGCTTTGCTACATTAGAAATATCAGGCACCGGAGTAGCTTTTACCGGGTGGTTAGAGTCACTTAATGCTAAAATAACATTTGAAAAAGTTCTCATCTGATCCGCATTATTAGCGTCAATTGTGATTTCAATTTTAATGGTTGCCATAGCCTTTGTTTTTATTTGTTTTTTGCATTATTAATTATCTCTTCTAATCTTTCAAGATAATCGCTTATTACTGTAAATTCTGAATGAATGATATCTTCATAAAATAAAGAATCACGACAATATATTTTTGTAACCCTGGTTCTAGGATCTAAAACAGCTTTAAAGCTATCCTTATAAAAAATATACTTATCTTTGTCATTTAAAGATTTTACCCATCCTGATGTAGAAAATAATTTTGAAATAGGTACTTCAACTAACTCGGCTAATTTAGTTATCTGTTGAGAATTTAAAAACCCGCGCCCTTTTTTTATTCTATTTAAAGCGCGATCTGCATGTCTGTTGTTCGGAAAAAGCATTTCTGCAAGTTCCTTCTGGGATACTCCAGTATCTTTAATTATTTTTTCGAGATTTATGGTTTGCATGTCGTTTAGTTTTTATGATTTCGCAAATATACAATTTTTTTTCAGTTAAAACCAAAAAAAATTTTACTTTTTATTGATTATATCCGTAAATTTCTCTGTATGCCTTATTAATAGTACCAATGGTAGCAAAACCGTTTTTTGATATTTTATAAACATCATTTATTATGAATTTTATATCATATCCCATTTCTTTAAGCCTATCAAGACTATATGTATTATTCCTTGAGGCCTGCCCGGTTATCTGTTTAAATACCTTACGCACCGATCCACTGGAAACCATAAAACCGTCCTTTTTAACAATTATACTACCACCAAATATTAAGAGTTTACGTTTACACCCTTCATATGAAATAGTTTGATCCTTAAATTTATGAACACAATATCCATCCTTTTTTAGCCTTTTTATTTTGTATTTTTTAGTGCTATACTTTTTAAGCGTATTTTGGTTATTTCTTATACAAGGATCTGAATTTTCAGGTATGAGTTCAACATCGTTAAAATCATACGAATCGGCTTCAAAACTTTTATCGTGGCGTGCATTAATGCGTCGGTATACGAAATCAATCTCTTCCACGCTACGCATCTGTTTTGTCTTCTTAATAAGTATTCTCATATCATTCTATTTTTGTGTATACAAATATGTTTTTGTCGCTAATCGTGATAAAAAAGGTTCTTTAAAACCAAACGCTTTGGCCTTTTTTATAACTGTTTTTAATTCTATGCCGTCTTCCAGCATTTTAGTTAATACTCTTTTTTGCTTAACCCATTCTGGTATCTCACTTTTCCTTTTTCTAAAAGGATTATATGTATCATCCACGGCCTTAATTTACTAAATTAATAATGAGTTGTTAACACTCTTTCTTTCCATCCGTTTAAGAACTTATATAGTTTAGGATTTTTAGCACATAAACCTGTATAATATTGTATTCTACACATTAAGAATCTGGATTGAATATTGATAGCATTATTTACCGCTTTCGCTGTTAATGGCCCTATAATGCCGTCTCTTTTCACAGATACTAAGCTTTGTAACATCTTTATAGCTCTTTTTCTTCCACAGTTCACGCCATGATCGAATACATGAAGTACCAGGAGCTCATCTTCTAAAAGATGAAAATTTGAAGGGGCCCAAAAATATTTATAATAAATCATTTCCGCCAGATCTTTCGTAAGACTTTTAATATCAAGTTTTGGAAAAGATCTTTTACTTATCCCATAATTTGTTTCTCCCCCCGGATCGTCAGGATCATTAACATACCCACCTTCGTGTTGTAAAATAACACTTACGGCTTTTCTAAAAGTGTTGTCATTAATTTTCATCTTTTTAGATTGTTTTAATTATTGGTTCAGTAAAATATTCGAGATGCTTTTCGAGAGCTTTTTTAACAACCTCAGGATTAATAGTACGATCGGTATCCGCGATTTTATATAATTGTTTAATAATATCCGGTGCCGAATTTATTTCGTGTTCACTTTTTCGAACAAGAAAATAGTAATCAAATATAGGTTCCATCACATTCATTGTTTTAATTAAAAAAACTTCTCTACATCCCTGGTTAAAACCGCTCTGCATATATCCGCTGATTTTGCTAAAGAAAGCCCTTTCGCAGTATAAGCATCAACAAATGTATCAGCTTCATGGTCAACAACGGTAGCGACATAAGAAGCAACGTAATAAGCAACGTTGGTATTAGCAATAGCATAATAAGCCGCAGAAAGAATAGGATTAAAAACATATGAGATAGCGGTAATCTGGTGAGCATCAAAAATTCTTTCAATTGCCTTCCTTTCTTCTCTCAGATCTTCAAAGCTAATTTTTCCACGCCCATATAAATATATAGCCCATACCGTATTTCTGATTCTCGAATCTGTCATTAAATGTATAATCTGATATAATATCTGTGCATTACACAAATATAGCTTTTTCTCATCTACTGACAGCTTTTCCGCAATCCATATAAGCCAATCTCCACGGTGACACGTTTTCCAAGCTTCGCGAGCGGTTAACCCGTTAGCCCAGTCCAAAGCGATTTGGCAAGGGGGATCAAACCTTTCTAAAATTTCTGTTGCTTTTTTCATGATTGTGTGTTCTAGTATTTCAATAGAATATTTTTTATAATTTCACGTCCCATGTCTGAATTATTAGCAGCATCATAAGCAAACATTACACAAGTAACAGTGGCATGAGCAATATAAGTAGCGTAAACAGCACGAATAACATCAGCAGCAGCAAAAGCAGCATGAACAGCAGCATGAGCATCATTAGCATCATTAGCAGCAAAAGCAGCAAAAGCAGCACCTTTCTTTTTTTCTGTTAATTCTTTTCCTGATATCTCTCCTCTGATATATTTTTTGCAAGCGTTAATACAATCACGTACTCTCATGTCCCCTGGGAAACGTTTTTCATAAACTGGAAGGACAGATTCAGCTAAATCAATAGAAAGAAGAGTTAACGCCTCCGTATCTTCGACAGCCCGTAAAGCCCAAATGGCGTCATAAAGATCATTGCTTTTTATGATTCCTTCTATCGAAATCTCTTCATCAAGAGAAGCTGGTTTATGATAAGATATAAGCTGTGCCCAGCCATCTCCGCATGGCTTACAATCTTTTATTTTTTGAAATGTAGTTTTCATGATAGTGTGTTTTTTTTAGTTTCCAAAACTATATAACCGCATTACTTTATCCATCCTATCGTAGTTTCGCCTGTAAATGATTTCTCCCAGATAAACCAGGCAAAGCACATCATAGTTGAATTGCCTGTTTTTATTCCGTTTTTGTAAATTTTCAGTCTGCTTGAAAAAACATAAACTTTTTTTGGCGGGTATTCTTTAAAAAACTCATACCTCTTTACACCTTCAAGAAACTGTATCTTACAAAGAAACGCTACGTTATTAGCGCAATCAATTGCATGTTTAGCAAATTCAGTGGCTAAACTGTATGGCGGGTTTGTAATTATCCAATTAACTTTCTTGTGAGTTTTTAAAAAGTCAACATTAGGCTCCCCGTATCCTCTGTCAATCAAATCTGTGCTTATTGCGTCTTTCGGCAAAAGTTTACTTATCGCTCCGTCGCCGCAAGCGCATTCCCAAACTATACCGCTGATGTCAATACGTTTCAGCAATTCCCTGGTTGCCCGTTCAGGTGTAGGGTAAAAATCATTTGCCTCCCTATCGCCGTTATCTCCCTGAATCTTTCTTGCTAAACTACCAGAAGAGTTCTGTTCGTTATCTGACATTAGGCTTGTAGCATAAATTTTCATCAATAACTTTTCCCTCAATCAATCTATCAATTGTTTTTTGAGGTACAGTGATTTCAAGATCTCTATAGTTTGTCAAATAATATAAAGCTCTCGCCCCGAAATATACAGAAATATAAGTTTCTATTTTAAAACCTTTTTCTAAATACTCTTTCACTTTTTCTTGATTTGTAATTCTCATTTTAGTTGCTTTGTATATTCATTTGTATAATCTTCTATTCGTTTGTAATTCATTCTAAATGTATTTATGCTTACATCTTGCATCTGTTGTAGTTTCCGCCATAATTCAGGTTTAAAATCGTATAATTTCTTCAATTCACTATTTGGCTGTAATGGGCAGCACCAACAAGAAACACGCTTAAAAACTTCATATAAACCGCCCCAATCAAAACCATTGTTATAACACATTTGTAATGCTTCTTTCTCTGTTATTTTTGCATCGATTAATGGATATATCGGTTCTGCTTTTGTTTCTTCTTTTTTTATTCTGTTTTGTTCATCAAAAGCATAGCCGATATAAACCACCTCAGCATCTTTAATATATTTGTTTATTGTTCTAATTTTCTCTCGAGTACACCATCGGCGAGTCGCTGACGGAAAACCATATCCTATTTGTCCTTTTGCTTTACCTTTTGTGATTATATGATCAGAAAAAAAATAATCGAAATTGCGTTTTGCTTTTAAGCGTGTTATTTTCAGTCCTGTATATTGTTCAACTTTATTTATATGCTCGTGCATTTCTGGAAACTCCCAACTTTCAGCATCAAAATATACCACTTCGTCGATACGTTTATTTTGTTCCAATAAAAGCAATAACATAGCGGTACTATCTTTACCGCCGCTAAAACTTACTATATATTTTTTATTGTTTCCCATATTTTAGTCGCTTTGTATTCAACCCAACTGCTTTATAAATAACATCATAATACCAATCAAATTTTCCAGCTGGTAAACAAATTTCACAAAATTGATATCTATCCATATAAGTATTACTTGAAGCGTTATTCAATGGAATGATACTTTCTTTTGTATGTGTTGTGCACTCTTCAATTTTTACATTTGATTTGTTTTTTAAACCGTCTTTTAATTTGATCAACATTTCATCATCAATATTTAAGATATAACTAAATGTTTCATTTTCCCAACGATTTCTTTCTGTTACTGTAATTTGTTTCGTGATCTGTTTAAAATTTTCCATGGCAAATTTATTTTCTGTTCGTTATAACACGTTTAAGACATCCTATTCAAAATACTCCACTTCACACGGTGCAAGGCAATTAATTGTAACTCTTAACATCCCGCCTGTATCATATATACAAAAATGATCATAGGGGTCTCCATTTATAATCCTTTCTTCTTTAATAATTTTATTAATCTTAAACTCCCCACCTATAATTGAACCCTTTCTGTAAGTGTTCACACCTTGTGCGGTTAATACTGTTACTGCTTTTATTCGTCCCATAATTTTCTGTAATTTATCATTGTAAGATTACTCTATGTTTTTGACATTTTCAAAATTCCTTATTATTTTCTCGCATTTATAGCGAGATTTTCAGGATACCAATCGAAAACGCAATATGGATACCAACCATCCTCATAATCGGTTCCGACTTCCAAAACAGTTTTGTTTGTTATTGCATCAACAAGCTGCATTATGTAACAATTTTTAGCATCTTTTATTTTACAAATTACTTTTTGCGGTGGAAAGTTATTTGTTATTTTCTCGTCAGCTACTTCAATCTCATCATAGTATGATCTGTAATCATCATCAGCGTCCTCTATCACCTTGTAAGTTTTGTTATCAATCACAAACCTTACTACGTCTCGATGCTTAGGAAACCCAGGATGATTATTTATTTTTTCTCGTGCGGTGTCAACTCCTGATAGGAAGTGCTCGCCAACTAAATCTTTAAATTCCATGGTTATGTATTTTTAATATTTCAATAGAATATCTTTTATAGCTTCACGCCCTCTGTCTGACTTATCAGCATTAAGAGCAGCATCAATAGCAGCACGAGCAGCAGCAGCACAAGTAGTATTATCAGCAGCACAAGCAGCACAAGCAGCATCATCAGCAACACGAGAAATGGCATAAGCAACAACATGAGCAGCATAAGCAGCATGAGAAACAGCAAAAGCAACAACACGAGCAGCAAAAGCATCATCACCATTATCATAAGCGGCGTCATAGGCATTATAAGCGCCCTTCTTTTTTTCTATTAACTCGCTTTCTGATATCTCTCCTCTGATATATTTTTTGCAAGCGTCAATACAGTCGCGTATTCTCGTGTCCCCTGGAAACTGTTTTTCATAAATGTGAAGAACAGATTCGGCTAAATCAATAGACAAAGAAATTAATATTTCCGTGTTATCAATAACTCGTAAAGCCCATATGGCATCATTAAGACCATTGCTTTCCATTATTTCTTTAATTGAAATCTCTTCATCAAGAGAAGACGGTTTATGATAAGATATAAGTTGTTTCCAACCATCTCCACATGGCTTACAATCTTTGATTTTTTGAAATGTTGTTTTCATGATTGTGTGTTCTAGTATTTCAATAAAATGTCTTTTATAGCCTCCCGTCCTTTGCCTGAATTATCAGCAGCACAAGCAGCAGCACGAGCAACAGCACGAGCAGCAAAAACAGCAGTATTAGTATCACGAACGGCACGAATAGCATTAGCAGCAACATAATTAGCGCAAGCAGTATGAACAGCAGCATGAGCAGCAGCACAAGCAGCATAAGCAGCAGTATGAACAGCAGCAGCAGCACTAGCAGCGCTATCCTTTTTTTCTATTAATTCGTATCTTGATATCTCCCCTCTGACATATTTTTTACACGCATCGATACAATCACGTACTCTCATGTCTCCTGGGAAACGTTTTTCATAAATTGGAAGAACAAATTCAGCAGCTTCAATAGAAAGAAGAGTTAACGCTTCCGTGTTGTCAACAGCTCGTAAAGCCCAAGTAGCATCATTAAGACCATTACTTTTTATGATCTCTTCTATCGAAATCTCTTCATCAAGAGAAGACGGGTTATGATAAGATATCAACTGATCCCAGCCATCTCCACATGGCTTGCAATCTTTTATTTTTTGAAATGTAGTTTTCATGATTGTGTGTTTTTTAGTTTTTAAAGGAATAAAGTACGTGCTACCGCTATCCAAAAATATTTTACTGACGAATCATATTCTCTTGTGATGCACCAGTCGTCTTCTGTCCGCTTTACCTCCAAGGCGTCCTCGTCTTCATTATATTGAAATGCAATGCAGGTAGCGTGACCGTACCCTTTGATTATGGTTTCACAGTATTGCATATCTTCATTCCATTCCCACGAATAGCTTAGACCGTAATCCTCGCATTCGTGGTCCAGAAACTCGCTTAATCGGTCACAAAATTTGTTGTTCATATTTTTTTTGTTTTTAAGGGTGATACTATTGACGTCAAACAGATTTGGGTTTAGTCTATTCCAATAAAAAACGCTCCAAACTCACCAGAAGATTTATCATCATTGTTTTCAGTATTTTCTTCTTTCTTTTCTTCTTTCGGCATTTCCTGAATTGCTTCTATGAGTTTTTTCATTTCGCCTAAACACATTGAAAATCCTTTTTTATAATACCGAAATGCTCTACTTAATGTACTTGCCGGGTAAGTTATTTTATTAATCATTAATTGTCTTTTTGCAAGGTCAATGAATGTAGTTTTACCGTGATACACTTTATCGTTATCAACAGCAATCATGCTTGTTGTAAAATCAAAAGCTTCAATAGTTGTTTGAGGGTCTGAAAAGAATTTTTTCACAAGGTCATAAGTTTTGCCATTGTGTTTTACTTTCATTCCGTTATCAGATTCCCACTTTATTTCAGCCTCTTTTGCCTTAAAATAAGTCCTTGCTTTTTCATATTCTTTCTCATTTGGGAAAAATATGTCGTAATCAGTTTTTACAGGAACACCCATAAAATAATCACGTAAAGCACCACCAGCAAGCCAGCATTTAATTTCTGCTTTTTTTAGTTCATCGAGAACTATAGTGTTATACCTTTTAACTGCGTTTTCAAATTGAATCATTTTTTTTTTTGCTTTTTAAGGGTGATACTATTGACGTCAAACAGACAAGGTGTCGTTATGGATATGTTAGACACAATACTACTTTATCACATTTAATTTAGCTTTATCACCAAAAAACTTTTTAGCGTATGTGTTATAAGCTATTGCCGCCTCTTTCTCTGTTTTAAACTTCCCAATGTTAATAGTACGCCCATCGCACTTTATTCTTGAAGCATAGTAATTTACATGAGAAACCCCCAAAAACTCCGATGTTTTACTTCTTCTCTTTTGAGTTTTAGAAGTTTGCTGTGTATTATCTGAACGTCTTATAAACATTAGGTTTTCTTTTCTGCAATCTAGTGTATTTCCGTTCTTAAAGCGTATCTGCCAGCATTTGTTTTTGGGGTTGCCCATTATAAAGTTATGTAGGTATATTCCGCGTTTCCCCTCGCCCAAAGAGCTATTTCTAGCATAATACCTACCTTTATTCTCGGCGGCGTACCATTTTATATGTCCGTAAGTATCAAAAAAGTCATCATCAACTAAAGCTTTTTGTCCTCTCGTTAATTCAATTTTTCTCATAATTGCCCGTACAGTACCTAACATGCGGTAAAAGTAAGCCGCATCTGGTATTTTTTTATTTCTACAACGCTTCTCAACTTAAACTCATTATGAATAAAATTCAGGGAACATCAACCGTATATCTTCTGATTCAAGAAATTCAATAAGTTGCTCTTTTGAATCTTCTGTTTCCCATCCATCGTCGACAGTTAAACTTGCCTTTAACGAATCGTAATTTCCTTTGTGTTCTTGGCATAAACTTAGAATTTGCCAGTCGGAGAGATTTCCACCAAAGTCGAAATTTACCTCCGTGTTATTGCTACATAGTTCAAACCGTTTCATGATCTTCGTTTTTAAGTTTTATATCTAATCAGAGTACAAATATATAACACAAAAAAGACTTTGTCAAATATTTTTTCGTTAAAAGTGAAAATATTTTTTACTTGGCTTATCTATTAAGGTTTTCCCGCATCCAGGGTTCTGGTGTAGAAATTTTCCCGCATCCAGGCTCATACATTATTATAGCATAAAAGTGTATTCATATGTTTTAATTCAAATGCAAAAATATTTTTAAGATGGGTGCAAGGTAAGTAAAAAAAGTTTCATTTTCAACTAAAAAATACTTGACAAATTTTTTTATGCGTTGTATATTTATATTGTAGTTAAGGTAAAGGTTTGAAAAAAGTAAGTAAAAAAAGTTTCACTTTTAACTAAAAAATACTTGACAAAGCTCTTTTAATGTTGTATCTTTATAATGTAATTAAAACACAAAAACGCACGATCATGAAAACTTTAGAAAACACAAAAAATTACGTTCTCGTTTCTTTTGAAGAAATCGACAACAGTACTTTCTCTAAAATTGAAAAGGAATTCTCAACAAAGAAAGCAGCAGAACAGTATAAGGCTAATCATTCCGAATGGGAATTTAACAATTCAATGTGGGAATGCGAGGTGATGACTAAAACGAGATATTTTAAAGAAACCTCGCTATAAATAAACAATAAAAACACACGATCATGAAAACTACAAAAAAGCACATCAGGGAAAACACGAGACGCATAGAAACTATACAAAGGTGTTTTCCACGCCAGCACTTCAGCTATTGGTACCAACACACAAATAGCGTTGCATTTGAGCTACGCTGGGTTGATACAGTTATTAAGCACGATGACGTGTCTAATAGTTGTTTTCTGCTCGGGCACGTAACGTCTAAAGAGCAGTTTATAGACGTTATCTACGACTATTTAAATCTGAAAAACGCACAATCATGAAAACACAAGAAAGCACAAAAATCGAGGACCTTAAGAAGTTAAGGGCTCAGGAGATTAAATTTGAGGATGATCAGGCTGAAAAGCAGTTTTTTGTACACCGTCCATGCGACGTATGTTTAGTTAAAACACACAAACACGTAAGGAAATGAAAACTATGAAAATAGTACTGGCATTGCTTCTAATTTTACGTACAATGCTGTTTATGGTCACACAAATCATGTGTTTCTAACAAGCCCTTAAAAAATAACCCCGGTTTATATAGAGTATAAACCGGGGTTATTTTTTTGCACCATATCATATCAAACAGGCATACCTGTTGTACGATACGCGTATACTGCATCAACAAATCCCGCCTTAGTTCTAATAACCCTGTCACGGTAAATCGGGTAACTCTTTCCTGAACAGCATTGAATGAATAGCGCGCCTTGGGCGTCAGTAAAGAATGCAGTTTCTTTAAAAACAGGAAGCTGAAACAGCTTAACCCTTCTTCCTGAGCTCAAAATGTACTCAAATTCGATAGTGTTGTCATAAACACGTTTTTTTGTAAGTGCTTCCATGGTTTTTGGTTTTTGGTTTAATTAAATATACGTCAATAAAACAAGAATGTCAAGTAAATATACGTTGATAAAGCAAAGATATTAACTCAAATAATTGAACAAAATGGTATTCGTGAGTAGCAAAAATCGCGTTAGTTTTTGGGTATCAGCGATTTACGTGCTAAAAATCGAATAAAATTGTATTCGTGAGTAGCAGAGAGTTATGTTAGTTTCTGTGTATCAGGGATTTATACTCTAATAATCGAACAAAACGGTAAATGTGAGTAGCAAAAAAACGATTCGAACAAAACAGTAAATGTGAGTAGCAATGCAGCCCGTTTGAACGAATCGGTAAATGTGAGTAGCATTTTTTTTTGCTTTTTTTGGGATTGAACGTTCGAATAAAAATGGATTCGTGAGTAGCAAAAAAGCTTAATACTTGATAATCAATTCAATACAAGGAACAATAAGCAACAATAGGGAACAATACTTTGTTCCTTGTAACTGCCTCTATTCTAATATATTATATAGCTGTAAACAATGGAACAATAAATCGCTATAAGAGTATATATAAGAAAATAGAGAAATAGAAAATAGAAAAAGTGAGAAAATAGAATATAGAAGAAAATTAAATTTTTTTTCTATATTCTCACTTATAAGTCTTGCACATGTCTAATTTATTGTTGCTTTAGTGTAACGTGCTAAAGTTGAGAATGTTATAAGGAACAAAGCATTGTTCTTTATTGTTCCTTGTTTTATAATTGTTTACTGATCAACGTGTTACAAGGAACAATAGGTTTTTTCACCCAAAAAGTATATATTTGAACTGTAACCAAAAATGTACGACAATGAAATTGGGAGATCCAGGATATTGGAAATGGAGGGCAAATGTTGGTAAGCCTAAATCTATCAAGTCGCCTGAGCAGCTTTGGCAATTTGCGTGCGAGTACTTTGAGCGGGAATCAGAACCTGCAAAACGTCAAGATTTTATCAGGAGTGGCCCTCAGGCTGGTATGATCGTCGAGATGGATCAAATGAAGCCTTTCATTTGGGAGGGGCTTGAGGATTATCTGAATGAGAAGAAAATCATCATGGATTTGCAGGATTATCGCTATAACACTGGTGGGCGCTACGAGGAATATAAGGGAGTCGTACGCGCTATAACAAAAGTGATGTATGCTAGAAACATAAAAGGAGCGTCAATGAATTTTCTGCATAATAACATCATAGCCCGCTACCACGGGCTGTCTGAGAGTTCGAAAGTTGAACTTAAAAAAGAGCAACCGTTATTTGGTGATGTAGAAGACGAATAATATGATAAATAAGGTAGACGGTTTTCAGTATACCACTGCGATAAAAAAACTCCGTATAATGCGTAAACGCGTTCGGGGGGTACCTGGGGGCACCTCAGCAGGGAAAACGTACGGAATACTACCTATTTTGATCGATGAGGCTATAAAAACGCCTAACCTTGAGGTATCTGTTGTTTCTGAAACGGTGCCTCATTTACGCAAAGGGGCGCTGAAAGACTTTTTGAAAATAATGAGGGTTACTGGCAGGTATGTCGATGATCACTATAACAGAACTTTACTTACCTATACATTTGATAACAATTCATACATAGAGTTTTTTTCCGCGGAGCAATCGGACAAAGTGATGGGTCCTCGACGTAACATTTTGTATATTAACGAGTGTAATCATGTCTCTTTTGAGGTGTTCCACCATCTCAGAATTCGAACGAACAAGGTCATTTGGCTAGACTTTAACCCTGCAAACCAGTTTTGGTATCACACTGAATTGCAGGATGATGAGGATTTTGAAGAGCTTATATTAACATACAAAGATAACGAGGCACTTGACATAGAGATTGTCAGGGATATCGAGAAAGCACGCGTAAAAGCATTCCACGACTACACGTTACCAGTAGAAAAGTTATTAAATAAATTTAACATAAAAAATGAATACTGGGCGAATTGGTGGAAAGTGTATGGCCTTGGAATGCTGGGCTCCCTGGAAGGTATTGTTTTCACAAACTGGAAACAGATTGACAGTGTCCCGGCTAAGGCGCGTCTCATTGGATATGGTTTGGACTTTGGGTTTACAAATCATCCTTCAGCACTTATAGCACTGTATGAATATGAAGGAAAACGGCTATATGATGAATTATTATATAGAACCGGGATAGTGAATCAGGATCTCGCGTTGTTTCTCAAAGCAAAGAAAATATTAAGGGGTGACACTGTGATAGCTGATTCGGCAGAGCCTAAGTCTATCGAGGAAATCAACCGTTATGGATTCAGGTTGCAGGGTGCTGATAAAGGCCACGATTCAATCATTTTTGGTATTGACGCGATGCAGCAGGATGATTTTTTAGTAACTTCGAGTAGCGTTAACACTATTAAAGAGCTACGGTCTTACATGTGGGACAGGGATAGGGATGGTAACTATTTGAACAAACCTGTTGATGCGTTTAATCACTCAATTGACGCGATGAGGTATATCACTTCGGGTCGTGTATGTAAGCGTAAACAAAAAAGAAAGCTGAAAGTTAGGAATTAAAAAACATTTTATTATATATTTGTATTGTTCTAATTTTAACTAAAAATAGCAAATCATGGGACTTCTTTGTAATTGTCCGCGGGGCGCCTCGATAGGAAATGTGCCCCTTAGCGACTGCCCTGAAAATTTCGGGCAAACTCAAAAAGTTATTTTTCAACGTATTTTCTCTGCGGCAGGAACAAGGAATAAATTTGTTCTCGCAACAGCCAATCCGAATGTAAAGGCCTCATGGACACCCCTTTTGGCAGCATCTGACGGGACCAAGGTTGTACAATCACCCTATATCAGCGCTCCAACTACGGAGGGTGGTGATCCTAACGAGTATGGCGGCGGTAATGATACCCTGGGCGGTATTCCTATTATCACCAGCATAAATCCTACAACTTTTAAGGGTAATATTTTAAGTACAGCACAGAGCACTATTAAAGCTCTGAAGGATTTTTCGTGTGAGAACCTGGGAGTTTATCTAATTGACCACTATGGCCGAATGAAGATGCTGGTAGACGACCATGACACTCCAACCGAAATGTACCCTATTCCGATCACATCATTAGTAATCGGCGATACCAAGCTCGGCGGTTTTGCCGAAGTGGATATGAACTCGATTAGTTGGCGTTTCTTCCCTAACTGGTCAGACGACACCACTATTATTACACCCACCGACTTTAATGCACTTACTGATTTAGTTACACCTTAGCGCAATGATTAAGCGTGACAGTAGAGTAGTGTTGGAGGTAAAGGGCAGACGACAGGAATTTGAGATAGCCCATGCAGAACGACTTTTGGGGATGCCGAATAATGGTGGGTGGCATCTTCCAGAGGATTCTAATTTTCAAATGACACGTATAAATGGTCTTATCCATAAACGAAATACAAGAAAGGTTAAAAAGTCCACTGAGTAAGGCAGCGATCAGTAAAGCCATAAAACATGAAAACAGGATTAAGTTTCATGTAGAAAGTTTTACTAATCCGGCTGATATTTCCGGACCTTTAACTGATTTTCTGGAATGGGTTAAATTACTCATCCCTAAGGATAAGTACTATAACTTCGTACAGCTTTTCAAGTTTCCTACTCCAAATGTTCAACTCACAAAAAAGATATTTTTTGAGTTGAAGAGGGTTTTTGCGAGTAAGAACCCCTCATACAACTACCAATTTTCTGACAGTGAATACGCCGATGATTGGGAATGGTATCGCAGTAATGTACTGAAGGAGCCGGGCATTTGGGAGAATACAGGTTGGCAGACAATGAAAACGGCTATCAACTCTATACTCATTGTTGATATGCCTGAGGATGAAACCGCCACGCCGGAACCCTATTTTTACTTTCTCAGTATTAAAGACGTTGTCGATTTTGACTACGATAAAGCTAAAAAGGAATTCAGGTGGATTATGTTTAATCAACCCGGGAACCGTTTAGCGTGTTTTGACGAAGAAATGTATAGGGTGCTACAACTTGATGATAACAGGAAAATAACGGAAATACTTGTTGAAAAAGCGCATGAATTAGGCTACTGTCCGGCACGTTTCTTTTGGTCTGACGAACTGAATACGAAAGAGGTGGAAAGCCGTGAATCCTGTCTTTCTCCCCAGCTTGCTAACCTGGATTGGCTGTTATACTTTTCAATAAGCAAGAGGGCGCTTGACTTGTATGCCGGGTATCCGATTTATGCCGGGTATGAGAGGGATTGCGATTTTAGGAATAACGAAACCGGGGATTATTGCGATGGTGGATTTTTACGCGACGTAGATAGGAATTATAAAGTTTTTCGAGATGGGACGATTCAAAAATGTCCTGTCTGTGAACAAAAGAGTTTAGCCGGGGCCGGCTCCCTTATCGAGATGCCGATTCCAAACTCCGGTGAATTCGAGATTAAGGATCCCGTTAAGATCATTACAATTGACCGTGAATCACTCGACTATAATGTAGACGAAGAGAACCGGTTGAGGAAGGAGGTTTTTGAATCAGTAACCGGAACCGGTGGAAATGTTCAGGAGAAACAAAGTATAAATGAAATGCAGGTTACCGCTAATTTTCAGAGTAAAATTAATGTGCTTAACTCGCTTAAAAGGAATTTTGAGAGTGCAAGAAAGTGGGTTGACGACACTATCTGTAAACTACGATATGGCGAGGCTTTTATCGATAGCTCGATATCGTTGGGTACTGAATATTATATTTATACTTCTGAGGAGTTGTATAAGCAGTATGAACTCGCAAAAAAGAACGGGGCAAGTGAAGCGTACTTAGATCAGCTTCAACAGCAGATAATTGAGACTGAATATCAGAACGATACACAAAAGATGCAAAGAGCTTCGATCCTCAAACATCTTGAACCTTATCGGCATCTTACGTTTAACGAGATGATGAATCTAAATGGAAAAGAGTTGTTGGATAATGAATTGCTGATAATTAAAATAAATTTTTCTACTTTTATAGATAGGTTTGAGAGGGAGAATATGAATATCATTGAATTTGCATTTCAAATTGATTTCGATAAAAAGATTAACATAATAACTGAAAAACTTAAAGAGTATGCCAGAGAACAACAACAGCCAAAAAAGAAAGAGCAGAACCCGGAAGAAAAAGGAGGAAAAGGTACCTCTGTTTTCAGGACAGGGGATTAGAGATACTGATTTTTGCTATCTTACACAATTGAAAGAGGCAGATCTAACAGTTACCATGTCAATAAATACTAATTATAAATTTTAACGCTATGCTGGAAAAAACAGTAAAGGATGACCCTGGAAAAGAAAAAACGTATTCCGGGAAACCATCATCAAAAAAGTACACACCTTTGGATAGTGAACGTGGTTTAGTTCATGTAGAACTTGAGAAAATCTGCTATTCCAGTAGAGGTGTAAAACTGTCCAGTCCTTTCACTCAAAAAATGAGCGTAAAGGAATGGAACATGTTTAAAAAAGGAAATGAAGGCCTTGGATATGACGTGTCGGTGCTATGGCATCCGGACGAGAATGGATCACAAAAACAAAAAACAAATAAATAATCACTATGGCACTTACAGCAGACATAATTAAAGCAGATACGACTTTAAATTCTCTAACCGACGAACAAATTTCCGCTATTTCTGCGTTATCGACTAATGATGAGAAAGTTACGATAGATAACAGAATAAGAGATTTGCACAATCAGTACGATAACGACATCAAAACTGTTACCGGTATTGACCGCAACCAGGACGAGAAGTCATATGTTTACCTCAAAAGGGTTTTAAACGACTACAAAACAAAGCATGAGGGCCTACCCAGTTTACAGCAAAAAGTTACCAGCTATGAAACCGAAATAGCTTCTCTTAAGCAAGCCATAGCCGATGGAAAGGGTAACG